TCAAGTTGCTATCAACCGGTCAGGACCGGGAGATCAACCGCCGATACCTGCGGGCGCACTTGTTCGATGTCCATTACTTTGCCAAAACGAACCGGGAACGTCATGCGATGGCTGAGCAGCTGTACGGCATTCTGAGGCGGATTAACGTGGGAACAGGTTCGGCAGGTGGCCGCGGGCTTCGGCATGAGATCGTCGACGACATCCTGCATTTTTTCGTTAGCTACGATTTCCATGTACTCGACAACGTCCCCGGCGCGCCGCTGATGCAAGAGTTTGAGCAGGAAGGAGGGATCAAGCCGTGAAAAAGGAAGCAGAACAGCCTGAGAGCGCGGAGCCGACTTACACGAAACAGCAATACCTCACATCCAAGCGGTTTTTGCCGCAGCAAAAGGATGTGCTTGTCGCGCTGCTGAATGACGACCAGCGCTACACGGTCGAACAGGTCGACGGCATGCTGGATAGCTTTTACCGAGCTGCCCCGCAATGAGTGGCTTCGGTGATTTCGATTTTTCCGCGTTGAAGGAATTCAAGGGGCAGTTGGACCGTATGCAAGCGGCATGGCCGGCATTCTTGGATGAATGCATCCGCGAATTGGCCGCCCGTTTGCTGGCAAAGGTGGTCCCTCGTACGCCTGTGGATAAAGGGGAGCTCCGTCGCGGATGGACGATCGGACAGATCGTACGGACCCCGACAGGCGTTGAGGTGGAAGTGATCAACCCGGTCGAGTACGCACCTTATGTGGAGTTCGGGCATCGCACCCGGAACCATACGGGGTGGGTCGAAGGGCGCTTCATGCTCACCATTTCAGAGGACGAACTGCAACGCGAGCTGCCGGCCATCCTGAACCGAAAACTACAGCAGTTTTTGAATCGATTTATTTGAAGGAGTGAGCAGACTTGAGTGGCGGAACATGGACGTTTCAAAACAAGGTACGGCCAGGCGTATACATCAATTTTGAAGGCAAGGGCACGGTCGGCACGGTGGGCCAACGCGGAATCATGACCATGGCTCTACCGCTGGGCTGGGGGGCACCGAAGACGGTCTTGACGATCAATGCCGGCGACGACGTAAGCGAATTGCTTGGTTACGATATTACGGCAGCATCCCTTTTGCTAGTCAAGGAGGCGCTGAAACGCGCCAGCACCGTCTTGTTGTATCGACTCAACACCGGAACCAAAGCGACGGTGACGACCGGCTTACTGACGGCTACCGCCAAATACGGCGGGGTACGCGGGAACGATTTGACGGTCGTGATTCAGGTTAACATCGATGACAGCGCGAAATTCGACGTTCAGACGCTGTTATCCGGTGTCGTGGTTGACACGCAAACGGTCGCCGATATTTCCGGACTGACGGCAAACGACTGGATCGTCTGGAGTGGTACCGGCGCACTGGCCACGACGGCGGGCGCGCCGCTCGTCGGAGGAGCTGACGGCACGGTCGCAAACCAGGATCACACCGACTATCTGGCGGCGATCGAACTATTCGATTTTCAAACGATGGCGCTGCCGTCGACCGACTCGACGTTGAAATCGGTATACGTCGCTTTCGCGAATCGCCTGCGGGAAGACGAGGGTCGCAAGATTCAGATTGCCGTGGAAAACTATCCTTCCGCCGACTATGAGGGCGTCATCAGCGTCAAAAACGGCGTCATCTTGTCGGACGGTACGACGCTGACTGCGGCACAAGCGACAGCGTGGACGGCGGCAGCCACAGCCGGAGCCGAGATGAACGAGTCGCTGACGTACCAGGCGTACGACGATGCGGTCGACGTTGGAACACGCTACACCAATTCGCAGATCGAGGCGGCGCTGCTGGCGGGCGAGTTCGTATTCACGCTTAACAATGGCCGTCCCGTCGTCGAACAAGACATCAATACCTTGACAAGTTTTACGCCGACAAAGCCTAAAGCGTTCGCGAAGAATCGTGTCATTCGGGTACTGGACGGCATTGCGAACGACTTCAAGCGGACCTTTTCGCTGTTCTACATCGGCAAGGTCAACAATAACGCGGACGGCCGGGCGTTGTTCTGGAATGAGTGTGTGACGTATCTGAACACCCTTCAGGGGATTGCTGCTATTCAGAATTTCAATGCCCAGACGGACGTCATCGTACTCCCCGGGGATGAAGTAGACAGCGTCTATACTGAGGTCAACATTCAACCGGTCGATAGCATTGAAAAGATTTATATGAAAGTGAAGGTGGTGTAATATGCCGGAATTTTTAAAAGCGAATGACACTCTTTCCGGACAGGAAGGCAAGGCGTACGCCACGATTAACGGCGAAAGGGAAGAAATGTTCTATATGAAGAAGTTCGAAGCCAAGGTCGAGAAAGAAAAGACTGAGGTGAGGACGATCGGCCGCCGGGGTTCCCAGAACAAGGCAAGGGGCTGGAAGGGTACCGGGACGATGACGATCTATTACGTTACGACGCTGTTCCGGCAGATGATGCTCGATTACATCAAGAGCGGCAAAGATACTTACTTCGACATTGTCATTGTGAACGACGATCCTAACTCGAGTATCGGTCCGCAAACGATCATGGTAAAAGGGGTAAACCTCAACAGCGTCATCATTGCCAAGCTCGATACGGAGAGCGAGGCGCTCGACGAAGATATTGATTTCACGTTCGAAGATTTCGAAGTAAAAGATAAATTCGGAAAACCCGTATTGGGATAATAGGAGGATACTATGAGCGAATTTAGCGCATTTTTCGCACAGAACGCGGACACGGATGTTGTCGAGGAAGTCATCGTTTCGGAGCGATTCAAAAATAAAGACGGTAAGTCGATTCCGTGGAAAATCAGAGCCCTGACAGAAAGTGAAAACGAGCAGCTTCGCAAGGCATGCACGAAGCGCACGAAGCAGAGGGGCGGGGCAATTACCAACGAAACGGACAGTACCGAATATGCCGCAAAATTGATGGTAACCAGTATTGTTTACCCGAACCTCAAGGATGCCGAGCTGCAAAACTCGTACGGCGTTATGGGTGCAGAAGAATTGCTCCGGAAGATGCTGCTCGCCGGCGAGTACAGCAATCTGTTTCTCAAGGTTCAGGAGCTGACCGGCTTCGACCAAGATTTGAACGAACTGGTCGAAGAAGCAAAAAACTAATTAGGGAGGGCGATGGCGAGGCAAATTACGCTTACTACGCCCTCCACGAGCTCCACATATTGCCCCATGAACTTGCTCCTATGGCGCCAAGGGAAAGGGCTTTTATTTATGGCGCTATCTCCGAACGGATCGAACAGGAAAAACGGGAACGTGCAAAATTGAAATAATATGGAACTTTCCTCCCCGGCTTTCGTAATGATGTGATAATATGGAAACAAAAAGCGCGGGGAGGATTATCGTGAAAAAGTTTGTTGCAGGAATTGTTGTGGGGGTTACGCTGGCAGTCGGCACGACTGCCTTCGCGGACCAAATTAAGCAGTATATTTTGACAGCTGTCTCATACCCGATCTTCGTAAACGGCAAGGAATTTAACGATTCATCGGCGCCGGTTCTTAACTACGAGGGCAGTACTTATGTACCGCTGGCCAAGCTCGGAGACTTAACCGGGGTCAATTACAAGTGGAACGAATCTCTCAAACGAGTTGAAATAGATACAAAACCGGCCGTTCAGCCGCCAACGGCTACACCCGGAGTTCCGGGTACTCCTTCCGTGACGGAAGTCACCCCGGCGCTGCCGCAAGGCGTCACGCTGAAGCCGGATACCAAGGTCGTGGAGCCGAAAGGGCTTGTAGTCGAAAACGAAAAGGTTTATTTTTATGCATATGATCGCGAAGGGAATTACAAAGGGAAATTCACAGATGAAGACGACGATGCTTTCGTTAGTGCACAGCCGGTGAATGATGCGCTACCTCGACTCTCTACAGGTTGGATGCAAGGTGGTCTTCTCCAAGAAATTTACGGTTTTAGCATTGCGTATGACATCGATCATAAGAATGTTCTTGTGATAGCAACATCCAAAATACAAACTAAACCGCAAGAACTTCTTCGAATAACATTGCCCACTGATTGGAGAGAAAAAGAGGCAGGGGATTTTGAATTTAATGGCTTGAAAGTGAAGAGGTATGGAGGCATTAATTACTTCAGCGTTGATGGTTTAAAAAAAGTTGGTCTTATCGGATAAGCGCCCCCTTGGGCGCTTTTTTCATGCCCGGGAGGTGAACTATGGCAACAATCGGAGCGAGTCTGAAACTTTTCGATCAGTTTTCTACAACACTGAATCAAGCCCAGCAAGCAATGGATAAAACGATCGGTGTCGCGGATCGACTGAAGCAAAAGCTGCAAACCAAAGTTTCGCTCGATGTGGACATGAGCGGCGCTGTCAGCCACATCGAACAGGTCGAAAGCCGGATGCGCTCGCTCGGATCCGGCGCGCTTAAAGTCGTCATCGACTCAAACGACGTTACGAGGCACATCGAGCAGGTCCGCCAGAACCTTGCCAAATCGATGATTAGATCGCGATCGATCCCG